TCTCCGTGGCAACTTGGACCTTGTAGTCCTCGAACGCCTGATGCTCGTCCTCGTACTTCTGCTGCCACTCGTCACCACTGCCAGATGCGGCCTCGGCTTCCTCCAACTTCTTCTGGAGGTCCGGCACCTTGTCGGCCAGCTCCTTGTACTCGTCCCTCTTGGCCTTCAGGCCGTTGATGGTCTCGTCGTGCGCGTCGATGATGGCTTGAATCTGCTTGTCCTCGATGCCCATGCCCTCAAGAAGCTTCCTTGTGAGTGCCATTGCTCTCCATTTCCTCGGAGTCTTGGCGGACTGTTCCTCGCCGCCCATATTCGCGGTGAGTGTATCACGGCCATGCCACCGCGTCAAACGAAAAGGGCCGCACCGTCACCGATGCGACCCCAGTCATGTGCTACGTGCCTGTTGCTAGTTGGTGCCTGCCCTCCACTTCAGCGCGTCCGAAATCCACCCGTTCCCGAGGTGACCCACGACCTCGGCCTCCTCAATCTCGTCTGCGGTCAGCGGGTAGCACTCGTCGCCGTACTCTCGGAGTCCTCTCGCAATCCAGCTCTCGTTGCAGGCGTTGGTCCCGAGGATGCCGTCACCGCAGTCGAACACGTACTCCTCCCTACCGCTCGCGAACCTGATGATGTCCCCTGCCTGAATCTTTGCCATGTCTTTCTCCTAAAGCTCGAACCCCTCGAAGTCCCTTGCATCCTCGCCCTTGTACGGGTCCTCCACCACTTGGTACTCCGTGACCCAGCTCATGTCCAGCTCTGCCATTTTCGTACTCCCTTCGGCTCTGGGGTTGGCCTGTGCCCCCCTTGCTAGGTATAGTATAGCATATACTCGGCAGGTAGAGCAACGACTATTTTCACCAATCTGCTGCATAATCTTGCGGCTGGCACCGCTCCCGCACGGCACCCGCCTGCGTAAAGCTAGCCAAAGTGATACACGCGCTCGCCTGTGTGAAACCTGCCTCGCTGGCACAGGCTTGCAAGGCTGTCGGGTGCGTCGTCGTGCTCGGCGTCCTCGGTGTAGTCGCATATCTGGTCGATGTAGTCCCTGTCCGTACCGTCCACGAACACGATTTCGGGCCATGCCGTCTTGAGGTAGGTCACAATCTTGACGTGCTTGTTCTGGCTCTCCGCATACGGGACGACCCTCGCACCAAGCTCCTTGAAGGCCCTTGCGCTGTAGCCCTTGTCGGCGTTCGTCTCGGTGTGCAGCCTGCCGAGCCTGAGCCTTTCGTAGTCTGCCATGATGAGCGGGGTGACGTCCTCGACGTGCTTGCGCCACATCCTGCCGTACACGTACCTGACCCCGTCGTGTACCGCCATTGCGGTGAAGGCGGTGAAGTCCTCCCCGTGGTAGGCAGCGTCCACGTGGCACTCGCCGCCATCCACGAGGCTCTGGTCGGCCCCGACCTTTGGGCTGGTGAATATCACGTCATCGGATGGTATGTGCCTGAGCTGGTAGTTGGCGGCTAGGAGCGATGGCGTGGTGACCTTGGCAATCTCGTCGTACTGCTCTTGTGTCATCAGGCCCGTGGTGTCCCAAGGCCACCTCTCGGGTTCTGGCATGAGCTGGAATGCGTCATCGACGTGCCACGGGGTTCCCGTGTTGAATATCTTCCCGCCACGGTTGACGAGGTTCTTTATCTCGCGGTAGGCATCCTTCGTCCTCTCCCTCTCGGCCCTAGACGCCCTGTCCTTGAGGTTCACGATGTCATCGGTGAATATCAGGTCGTAGTGCTTGCCCGTGAGCGAGCCACCTATGCCCATGCCCGTGAGCTGTGCGCCGCCTCGCGCGTCGCTGCTGAGGCTCGTGCTGACTTCCAGCATGTTGTCGGTGGTTATCTGACATGAGACTCCCCACAGGCCCTCTGCGAGGTACTGGGTCACGTCCGTCACGAGCATCTTCTTGACCTGCTCAAGAATCTCCTTCACGTCGGTGTCGGTCTTGCGGAAGAAGGCCATCTGTGCGTTGGGCCTGAGCAGAAGCAGCTCCCACAGTGCTATCGAGACGGTCGTTGTTTTGAAGCTGCCTCTGTGTGCTTGCAGGGTGTGGTCTGACTTGCCGAACACCATCTCCCTGCACCAGTCGCGGTGAAGGTCCGTGAGCAGAGGGAACCCCAAGCGGCTTGCGAATGCCGTGGGGTTCTCCCTAAGTGCGTTGACTATGTCTGCACGCCTACTCATTCATGCCAAGGTAATCAAGAAATGCGTCACGGTCTACCCTCCATGACTTGTTTCCGACTTTCCTTGCCTTTATTTCCCCGTTAATGCACATGTTCCTAATGTATCTGTCGCATACGTTCGCTATTGCCGCCGCCGTGTCTGTCTTGATGAAGAGCGGAAGGTTTTTCAGCTCAGAACGGTCATGGACGTTTACACCTTCGCAGTATTTCACTTCAATTCCTTTCTACTTGTCGAAGGCCGTGGGGTTCTCCTTTAGTGCGTTTACTATGTCGGCTCGTCTGGTCATATGCTTACGCTCTTGTATTCCAAACCTCTACCGCTTTTTGTGCTGGGTCATAGTCCAGTGAGGGAATGTCCTCATGTCGCTCATACTGTGTGGTGCAGCAAAGACAATCGTAGCATTGAACCCAGTAAGTTGCCTTATGGCTGAACAAGTACACGTTGCTGCTGCCGCAAAATGGGCATGGCTTCAATTTGGGCATTATTCCTCCCCGTCAATCTTGACCTCTACTGGAATCAAGAGGTCTTCGATGTTTACCCGCTCCGATTCTGGCGTGTATTCGACCACATAGGCATGCTCTGAATCGCCATTGAGCCATTCTATGAACTCGTCGCTCACGAACAGGTCACAGAATCCGCTCTCCTTGTCGTTCGTGGCCCACCCTACGAACGGCGCGAACCACTCGCTCTCGAAGTCATCGTCCGTTTCCTCGTCATATCCGATGTTGAAGCCTGTAAGCACCTTTGCGGCCTTGATGGTTGCCTTGAATCGGTTCCTGTGGTCTTGCGAGCTGTGCCAGCCGTCGCAGTATGTCGGCATCTCGTTGTAGGTGAGAACCCAATCGCCGTCGAAGTCCGACCTGTAGTTTCCATCAAGCCAATCAACGAATGGCTTAGAGAACACCACCCTGACGTTGCCGTTATCGTCCGTATGGCCGAATCCGTCAAGAACGTGGATGCGCTCGAATCCAAGACCGTCCTTCTGGGCCTTGGCTAACACAATCCCCATCAGCGCCATCACGCCCTTCGGCTCGCAGTAAAGCTCGTCGTTGAGTATCTGCCAGTTTGCCATCGCCTACTCTCCTTCCCCAACGAAGACGGGTTCCACCGTCGCCCCGTCCTTGTCAATCCTGAACGTTCCGTAAATCCTCGATAGGTTGTCCACGTTGGCGTTCGTGCCGTAGCCTATGAGCTGTGGGTTGATGATGTATGAGCCGCGAACCTGCTTCCCGTCACGAACGACGCGGGTAATCACGCCCTCCTTCTCCAGCTTGAGGATGTGCTTGTTTATGACGGCCCTCGTGGTGTTCAGCTCCTTGGCCCACTCGTCCTTGTGGTAGACGCTGGGAACGACCACTGGCAGCTCGTTGTCTGCCGCGTATGCCGCTGGCAGCAGCCTTAGAAGCTGGTAGAGCACGTCTAGGGTCTGCTTGGTGATTCCCTTCATGCCCTTTATCGTCACCCATGCGTCGAGGTAGAGCCGCACCCATTGACGCTGCTCGACCCTGCTCACCGTCCGTATGGTGTCCTGCATGACCTCGCCAGTCGTGCCGTCAACCACCCTGTCTCTGAACGTCCCCACGAACCACCCCTTGCGATAGGCTTTCTGGTATATTGATTATACCATGTTTGGTGCATTCAAGAGCTGGGGACCGTCCTGCAATCAACCGCCTGTATTCCAACGAATGCACCACCACGGTATATTCAGTGGAACGTGGCGGTATATTCCTTTTACCCGTGCGGTGCATTCAAATCGAAAGAAAAGGGCCTTGACGTGCAAAGACGCGAAAAGGCCCTCTCTTATATATTCTGTGCTTGGTTTGAGGCGAAAATTGTACTGTGGTTACAACTTTCTACTCATTCAGCCCCAGCAGCTCGTCCATCTCGGCCCTTGCCTGCGGGTCGATGGTGTCAACCTCGACGCGCTGGACGGGCTGCTCCCCGATTGTGTCACGGATAAGCGCGAAAGCCTTGAGGAAGTCGCTGTCGCTGGCGTTGCCCTCGGTGACTATCCTGATTGCGTTGAGCACCATGACGTCCTTGCAGGTTGCGTCCTTGCCGTTGACCTTGGCTGGCATGGCTAGGTACTCTTCCAGCATCTCGCGTATCTCGCGCTTCTTGCGACGGGCCGCGCCAGAAGCCTTGCCGCCTGCTCTCTGTTCGCTCACTGTTAGCTTGTGGGTTAGGTTTTCCTCGTTAGCCATATTCTAGCCTCCAAGAGGTATGGAGCGGGTGGGTCGAGTCGAACGCCATGCACGGCTGGTTACCATGTTCCTTCCTGCAAGGCACCCGCATGGGTGATTGTACTACTTCCTCTCGCCCTTGTACATGCCAGCGCCCATCTCATCAATCTTCGAGTACGGTATCTCTGGCACGGTCAGGCGGTCACGCCATCTCTTGTCTATGAAGTAGACGTATCTAAGCATGTATCCGCTTGCCATCTTAGCGCCAGTCGCTTTCAGGTACTTGCTCCATGAGTACTTGCCGTTGAAGTAGTCAAGCGCGGACTTCCAGCCAAGCTCCTTTCTTGGCTGGCTAAGATGCGCGTTCATGGTCATGTTTGCGACTTCGGTGCCGTCTGGAAGAATCGCTATCGTGCTGTTCTCCGATATTCCAGTAAGCACAAACCCTGACGCACGATATATGGTGCCGTCCCCGCATTGGCATCCATCCGCGTAGCTCAATATCCATTTGATATGAGGTGCGTTCTTTCGTATGAGCCTAATTGCGACAGATATGCAGCGGCTCTCGCTGTTCTTTGGTAGAACTTCGTCAAACGCCATGCGGTTAAGCTCAAGCATCCCGTTCCAAGGGGTGCCCTTGACCAGATGAAGTACTTTTGACTTGTCCATCGGCGGCCCAAAGCTCATAACGCCATGGAGCCTACCGTTGAGGAACGCCCCAAAGTGCAGCTGCGAGTTGGTGACCACCTTGCCGCTGTAATGGTGAGCCTTGACAAAGGGATTGGCAACCTTGGCAGGTATGACCCTGACCTCTACATCCTTTGCGCTTGCCATTGGCGTATAACCTCGCAGACCTGACGCGCCGCCATATTTCCGTCTTCGCCGCTTGCGTCGACTTGCTCCTGCATTTCCTCGAAAAGCTCGTATTGCTCTGCGGTCATGTGCAGGGAAACGGTCTTGAACTCAGGCTCATTACCATCTGGAAGCTCGAAGTCCTCACCGAACCCATCAATGGAAATTCCGGCGTCGAAGTCGAACATGGCCATGTCGAAGTCTACCTCTAGGCCCCCAAGCTCGACGGCCAGCGCCTCCATGTCCCAAGTTGCGGCTTCGGCAACCTTGTTGTCTGCCAAGCGGTAGGCGTTGACCTGAGCGGGCGTGAGGTTGTCGGCCACGACCACGGGAACCGTCTCCATGCCTAGCATCTTCGCCGCCTTCAACCGCGTGTGGCCCGCGATGATGGTGCCGTCGGAGTCTACGACAAGAGGCTGCTGGAAGGAAAACTCACGAATTGAGTTTGCTACATACTCGACCGCTTCATCATTGTTTCTCGGATTATTTGGGTATGGCTTGACCTTATCAATCGGCCAGTACTGAACCCTTAATTTATACCCCACTATTTTCCTTTCTTCTTGCCCTGAGTCCCGCATCAAGGCACGCCCTGCAAGTCCTCTGGTGCGGGTACTCTGGCCTGAACGTCCTGTTGCAGCATCCACACGTCCTGTCGTGGTTCTGAAGCCTTCTCCGCTCCCTTATGACCTTCGCGTGCGTAATCGCAACCTCAAGCGTCTGTCTGTCGTGCCATTGTATCGCCGCGCCATGGGCGCCGCTGCTCACGATTGGGTACACGTCGATTGGGACCGGAACTAGGTTCTCCTTCGAGTAGTCCCGCGTGTCACCGTTTGCGAACACGCACACGCAGTCATCGGGGAAGTCACGACCGTTCTGGCGCATCCATTCGAACTTCGACAGCTGTATCCAGTTGTCCCTCGGCGTCTTCTTGTTCCTTGGTGCCACCTTGATGAGCTGGTACCCGTGAGACTCCCTGACATCCAGCAGGTCTCGGCACCTCTCTAGAGCTGCGCCGGATATGGTGCCGCGCTTGAACTGGGTTGCCCTGATTCTCTCGATTCCGTCTGGGCTTATGCCCATCTCCTCCTGCGTCATGCCCTTGTTCCAAGGCGTCATGCCCCTCTCGAAGCACCCGCCCTTGGTTCCGCTCCTGACTCCCAGCTTGGCCTTTGCATTGGAAACCATCGCCGTCGTGAGCGTGATTCCGAACCTCTCGTGGAACGCCTCGATGATTTCGCCCTCGTGGTGGTTCGGTATGAAGCCTCTGAGGAAGTCCAGCATCTCGTCCGTGTACTTCCTTCTGGCGTGCCTCACATCGTCAAGCTTCTTGAGCCTGTGGTTTGCGCCATACGCCTGCATCATCGACGCGGTGACGTGGACGCCGAACCGCTCCGAGAACGACCGCGCAAGCTCTGAGTTGGTCATGCTCGGATAGCTCTCGGCAATCCATGCCTTCTGCTCGTCTGTGTACCTTCTTGGCATGCACTAGCCCTCAAGCATCCTCGGCACCGTGGCCTGCTGCGAGAACGTGGACCTCATCTTCGTGGCATCCATGATTACCTTGGCGTTGTCGATGATGTTGTGTGATATGCCCTCAACGGCCTTGGAGCGCTCAATCTCTGCCTTCAGAGCCGCCTCGTCGCTCACATCTACCTCACGTAGCCTATGGAGCTGTGAGAAAAGCTCGATGTTGAGCTGCCCAAGCGTGTTGTTCTGCGTGTCTTCCATGTCTACTCCCCGTATCCGAAGTCAGATTTCGCTCAGGCTCACCATGTGGGTCTGTAGGTCGGTGCTAACCATCAACCCTCCCTAGGTCATCCCGCATCAGGCCCTTGATGTAGCCCGACTTGTTGGGCACGGTGCTCAGCTTCTCTACCAGCTCAGGTTCCCGCTCTGGGTTGAATCGCAGGAGCACCTGAACGACCTTGGCGGCGTATCTGCGATTGGCCTCACGCTGTCGCTCAGCCCTCTCCTTCTCGCTCAGCATTCGCTCTCCTTGCCTTCTGT